CTTAGATCTTAATTCACCCCATGCCCAGATTGCGTGGGCAAATAGACATGTCACTTGGGATGAAATGGATTTTTGTTCACATAAATTTAGTCCATATATTCATCAAGACCCAGTGAAAGTTCGTGCTGTTTTTTATCTCTTAGAAAGAAGAGATCTTATGGTAATGACCCTACTTGTGAAATGCAACGTTTAGGCGGACTTTTACATGTTCTTAGTGATGAGGATACTTATAATCTTATCCTCACGCAAATGATTGACATTGCTGAAAAGCATGATTTGTATGACCTTTATGATCAACAGTACATCTCTTATGATGAACTCTTTGCAAATTATAATATGCCTATTCAGTTAATTTAAATGTTGATTTGACCTTAACATGTCGTTAAACTGTTGGATTTGTTAATACCTGTAAAGGCGCGCGTATTTTTAAAAATGGCGTCTACACGCAAACGTCTTGTAGTCAAAAAAACCTAAAACTAAAAATCAAAACAAATCTATGAAGTTAGTTCCTCGTAAGAAGAATCAACAAAATCGAAATCAACAACCACAGAAAACGACTCAAAATCGTCGTAAACGTGGTAATCGTCGTCAACAAACTAATAACACTCAATATGGTGGTCCGTTTAATATGCAGAAAGGTGCATCACGTGATTATCGTTGTGTTATTGCAGAAGAAACTATTGGCCTTCAAGCTAGTAATGATTCTGCTAATTTTGGTGTTCTTAATGTTTATAACATCAACCCAGGAAATGCAACAACATTTCCTCTTCTTTCTCAGGAAGCAGCTGTCTTTGAGACATATAAATTTGAATACTTAGAGTTTTACTCAGTACCAAGTGTCTCAGGTTATGCCGCTGGTGGTCAAACTGGAAGTGTTTCTCTTTCTGTTGACTTTAATGCCAGTCATGCACAACCAATTTCTTATACTGCTGCAGTAGATCTTGATCCTGCTGATGAAGATCTACCTTGTAATGATCTTAGAATCATTCTTCCTCCCGAGAAAATGCATGCACAAAATATTGCCAAATTTATTAGAACTGGTGGTTTGCCTGGTTCTTCCGATATTAAAACTTATGATGTCGGTAATTTGTTCGTTTGTGCTGAAGGGCTCAGTGCTACTCAATTCAACGTAAATCGCTTGTATTGTAGATATAAATGTCATCTATATACAAGAGTTGATGTTGCTGGAGCTGGAGCCCCACAAAACAATTCTGTTACAGCACTATTTGATAGTGGTGCTGCCCTTACTTCAACGGTTGCTTATCAACCTTTATTAGCTGCTGCTGCTAGTGCTACAGTAGTTTCAACAAATGGGATAGGAGTTGTTAATACAGCTGGTTCATTAGTTCCACCTGCTGGGAATTATGTTCTTATGGCTGATACTAATTTTGCTGCTAGTGGCGAGAATATTACTGAAGCTATTTTACTAATTGTTAAAAATGGTAATACTCTTGATTTTGGTCAATACTTTTTAGCTGGTACTGGCATTGAGTATATATCATTACACCAAACTACATTTCTATCATGCAATGGTACAGATGCAATAACGTTATCTATTAAAGCTGTTTTTGGTACTGGTACTGTTGCTGCTTCTACTATTCTTACCTTAGTTGCAATTTAAAAATTTGAGTTTATGCTCCAATTTTTTATGAATTAGGCCCGGATAGGTAAATTCATTTTTAACGTGAGTTAAATTTCTCAAAAAAAAAA